CATATTCGTTATATCGTTTTGTGCTTTTTGATTGTCTTGAGCAGTATTTCAACAATCTAATATGATCTCTTTGACTCTTGATTTTCATTTTCATTTTTTGCATTGTTTCGTATTGCTTTTCGCTGCAAAAACCTTGCTGTTCAACTGATACTGCAAACTTTGCCCATCCGTAACCAATTTGGCAAAGATAGTCAATAATTGTTCTTTGTTCTTTTGTAAACATCATCCAACCACCAGCGCATCAAAATCAGAATATTCATCCCGCACGCCACTAGCGCACGCCTGCCAGTTAGCCACGATCTCACGGCTCAAATAACCTTCTGGCGCGTTGTGTATTTGGCCTTGTTTAGTCATCCAAATGACGCCGGTTTCAGCGGGTTCATACTGCCATGCTGGAGTGAGATCTGGGTGAATGATGTGGTTGTCGCATCCTTCCAATTGAGCGTTTAAATCAGGTATTGTCATATCCCAATGGGCGCAATGCCATGTTCCGTCGTCCATAGTTGTGCTATGCGCGCATGTCCGGCAGTTTACTTCTTTGGTTAGCTTTGATCCGTGGCATAAGTCGTGTGCAGCACAGAACTTGCACTCATACCATGATGGATCAACGCTGATTCCAGCTGGCGCACGGTCAGATTTAACAATGCGTTTTCCTCGCTCTAGAAATTTCAAGGCTACGGCGTCATCCCGCTTGACGATCTCGGAATAAACTTCGTCCGTGTCTTTATTGACCATGACGAAAAGCGCGTGATCTACGTCTTTGCCAATCATATATAGATGAACTTGCACCCAGTACACCGGCTTTGACTTCTCAAGTCCTTTAGCTGTCATGTCTTTAAATGACTTAGCCGACGCGGTTTTTATCTCTAAGATGTGTCTTGCCTTGGTGTTACCCGGCACGCCTGATTCGATGATTCCATCCACTGACCCGCCAATGTGACATCCAAAGTCAACGCGACTCTGATTCGCGCCGGTGTTAGTAATCTTCATGCCAATAGCTTGCAGGTCAGAAACTACAGTGCGCTCCTCTAACTGTCCACGGCGAAACAATCTCAGGATTCGGCCAGGGAACTTTTCAATAACGGCGAAGCGAAACGATAGCCATAGCCAACGGTCACACGCATGGCCTAGCTGCGAGCATCCCATATGGCCGCGTGGTCCTTCGCGGACTGATTCATGGTGTAGGTCGATCAGGTTTTGAATGTCGGTTGACATTGGTTTCCTTTTTTGTTGAGTTGGAAAACCCGCTGGTTAGGCGGGTGTTAAGTTTACTCTGAAAAAAGTCCTACTTGTTCTTTTTCAGCGTCTTCAATGTTCTGACAAGCAATTTCAAAGTAAGACGGTTTCAGCTCTGTTCCTACAAACCTTCGGCTCATCTTTACGGCGCAATATCCTTCACTTCCAATGCCAGTAAATGGGCTGAAAATCAATTCTCCCGGATTAGTCCAAAGATGAATACAACGTTCAATTACATCCAGTTGCAAAGGGCACATATGCTTGAGATCGTTTTCATCACGCGCTGGCATTTTGTTCAATGTTCGGCTTTGATTAATGTCGCTCCAAATTGGGCTAGCGTACTTTTGCCACATAGCCACTGGTAAGTCATCGCCATGCGTCACACGTTCTTCAATCTCTCCGGGCTTACGCATTGTCACAACGTAGTCAGGCAAACCCATTCGACTCATGGTACTGTTTTCTCTGATTGTCTTATGAAGCAGTCCTAGTGCTTTTGTGCGCTGCATTGCAACCACTGGATCTTTCCAAATGCAAACCTCAGAATGGTAAATAAAACCAGCTTCTTGAAACACTCGAATCAGATCACCTCGAAAGTCACGCAGCCCAATAAATCCTTGGCGCATCTTTGTTGTCGGCAAGTTCATGCAATGGAATGAAACATTTCGTCCTGGCTTGATAACTCGGAATAGCTCTGAAATTAAAAACTTCAACTGATCAACAAATTCAGCATCATTCTTGCAGTTTCCCATGTCATGGTCGCTGTTTGAATATGTGAAAAGATCGGCAAATGGGGGAGAAAAAACAGAGTAATCAATGCTGTTATCTTCCATGCGTCGAGTCCATTTCACGCAGTCACCCATGTGAACGGTGAAGTTATCGCGCTTGAATGTGTCTTCTTTGTATTCGTCCACAATGTTAGACGTTCCTGCCAGTTCTTTATTCATAATATCTTTCATGTGCTCGATCATATTGGCACTCATTTCATGGTGCTGTAGTTCTTTGCGTTTGATGTTCTGCAAAATCTGCCCTTCATTTTCAGCGGTGAAAATGTGGACTTGCACTTCGCGTTTTTGTCCGAAACGGTAGCAGCGTCGAACGGCCTGATAAAACTTCTCGAATGAATCATCAAGCCCAACAAATGCCATGCGTGCGCAGTGTTGCCAATTCATCCCATAGCCGCATATTTTTGGCTTCGAGCATAGGACTCGAAGATCACCATGCGTAAACGCCATCATGTTTTTAGTTTTAACTTCTGGAGAGTCTGAACCTTGCACATTGATGCAGTCTGACAACAATGATTCAATCAAATCAGCCTCATCATTCAAATGGCACCAGATAAGCCACGGCTCATCAGGCTCTGCATTGACAATTTCAGCCAGTGCTTTACATCGTGCTTCAATGCTGTCTCGCTGTGCTTTTCGGCGCTCTGCAAGGCCCATAGCAGGACGTGAAAACAGTTCATCGCCTACAACGTCAGTTTCCACCACATGCTCGTGATATTGCAGTTTTGGCAAGTCATATCGTGAGCCATCAAATCCAATGTCGGCAGGACTGCGAAGCACTACAGCCCATGACCCCATCCACTCCCAGAATCGAGACTGCCCCCATCCTTTTAGAATCCATGTCCCAGTGTCACCGGCATCATTGATAAAGTAAGTGGCAAGCATTTCAGTGCGTGTCATGACGCCTAAAAATTCGCACTGATTACCAAGTTCATCAAAATCATTGGGGCTTGGTGTAGCCGTGCAGCTAAGTCGATACGGTATTGATTGGCACGCTTCAATAATTGCAGTCCGTGTTTTTCCGTTGTGGCTTTTCAAAATGCTGGATTCATCTAGGACAATTCCATGTAATTCTGTAAAGTTCAAAGCGCCGATTCGCTCATAGTTTGTAATCCAGATGCCTGGCGCATTTGGAGACTCACCATGCGGGATGCGAGTTACTTCAATGCCGAATGTTTTACCTTGCTCAATCGTCTGCTCAGAAACGGCCAATGGTGCCAAAATGACGACAATGCCATTTGTGAATCGTGATACTTCATCAGCCCATGAAAGCTGCATCAATGTTTTACCAAGTCCAGTATCTGCAAAAATAGCAGCGCGTCCACGTCGCACAGCCCAAGAAACAATGGCGTGCTGAAAGTCAAAAAGATGCTCATTTAAGTCACCCGGCGCATGGCCAGTAGCAACTTCAGACCGTCGCTTTCCTTTTACGAAGTCATCGTATTCCATTTTCACCCCTAAATTGTTGATAAAAAACCCCGAGTTACCGGGGTTTAATTGTAGCTCAAATATTAGCGTTTAGCCCAAGGCGGTGCAGATTTTGCTGGTGCTGATGGAGCTGGTTTAGCTGGTGCGGCTGCTCGGGGTACTGGTGCTGATTGTGGCGCGTCACCTAGGGCTTTGTATCCTTTGATCTCGTTGCCTTCTTTGTACTGGCCTGAAGCTGGTTTAATGACTACCTTTGCGGACAATGCTCCGCCAAGAAGCTGATCTGTATCCTCCAGCGATTCAATTCCGACAGCCCGCAGAATAGAACCCAACTGACCCCGGCCAATCTGCTCCGCCTGGGCTGAGTCGTTCTTAATATTCAAAGCGCCGAACAGAAACCGCCCGGTGTGCGTTGGCCCGTCAACGTGCAATTTAAGGTTGATGTACTGGCCTGTGCCTGACTTTGTTTGCTTAATTTCAGCGTCGTGAATCGTCACGTTGTAGTCACCCGCTGGAAGTGGCGTAAAGTCACCGCCGCCGGTATCTTCTGGGAGGTCGTTTGTGTTAAATGTTTCGTCGAGGCGTGCCATAGTTAGTCCTTAGTTTTCAGAGTGATTGAGAATGAAGGCCGTGAAGCCGTTGTGGTAATTGCTTTGATAAGCACGTTTTTATATTCGTCCGGTGCTGACTTCCAAGCGTTCAAATTTAGGTCAGGCTTCCAGCGAAACAAAATACTCAGTTGATCTTGTAACTGGTACTCTTGTGCGATCTCTTGAACCAACTCAGAATCAATTTTACGGGTTAGCCGTGTCGTAACTTTGCATTCAAAGTCACCAACGTGGTGCGCCTTTGAACTGTCTTTAGTGTGGTCAACTTTTAGCATAATAGCCATTTGATCCTCAATGGCGCGTCGGTCGGCTACAGCGTCGTTTTCAGTCTCTTTGGCTGACAGCCAATCGGCTGCGAGTTGTTCTATGGTTTTCATTTTCGGGCCTCCAGCATGGCGTCTGCCCAAGCGGCAGGCCACTGAACACATAGATGCTTTCTAAACTCTTTCTGCCATTCGGATTGCGCATCCATTGCAGCGTGTTGCTCTTGAAACCATTTTTGCGCTTCAAAGCTGCGGGAATCTGAATTCCAGCTCTCCTGCAACTCAAGATCAACCCTCCATGCGGGATTTCTTACTGCCTTGATGCTTGGGACAACGGGGCACGGCGGCATTTCTGGAATAAACCAGTCTTGCGGCTTTTCCGGCGCGTGCGCCATAAAGTAGTCGCGCAGGGTCATGCCGCCAGACGAGATTTCAGTGCCGACTAAATGCCCAATATCATCTCTCGCAATAACGTTGTCCACCGGAAACGCCGGCCCGCCTGTTTCAATCTTGCTCATTTTGAAGGCTCCTCAAGTTCAACTGCCGCAGCCATTGTAAAAATCAATTCCATCCCGTTAAGTTGTTTTTTACTACAGTGAGCAATGACTACTTGTAGCGGCGACTTGTTATCGCGCTTTGACCACTCTGTAATTATCTTTCCAAGGTCTGCCATGTGCGATTTATATTTTTCTCCTAAAAGCATTTTTGCTTTATCACGCATTTTGTAAAGATCAGCGGCCATTTTTACTTTGTCTTCATTTGTTTTCATACACTCACCGCTTTCGCCATTGCATCACTAAATGCTGACCATTCCAACTTGCAACTATCTGGCAAGCTGTAGCGGTTTTTAGCCAAGTAAGCGGGCTTTTCTTGCGTGTAAATCAAGCGTTCACCATTTGAGATAGCCCGTCCGCGTTCCTTGTTGAAACCCAAATCCTCTTTTTTAACCACTGTTTTATAGTTAGCAAACAGTACACAATCCGCCCACTCTTGCACCAGGGCGCTTGAGCGCGTGGCTAGCTTTGGCTGGTAACGGTCATAAGAGTCAACCTCTGGGCTGTCAAACCGCTTAATCTCTGAGTGACCAATAAGAATGACTGTCATGTTTTTGTCATTCCGAAGCGCGTTAAAACCGTCAAGAATCTCGCGCCATTTGTCATATAAAAACATTGCGCTGCGTCCGTAGGCTAGCTCCTTGGCGTCGTGACTTGCTTCAATCTCTTGAATCAAAACATTCTCCAGCCAGTCAGCGGTGTCAAGAACAACAGTCTGGTAATCGTGTTCTTCTACGTAAAGAGTTTGCAGCATTTCCATAACGTCCGCGCTGCTAGTGGCAATTGGAAAATGCGCCACGTCCAATGCGTCTAGGCCGTCCTCTGCGCAGATAAAAATTGGGTTAGGGGCATGGCTTGCAAAGGTGCTTTTACCGATGCCATGCGTTGAATAAAGAAAAATGCGTGGCGGTCGAAGGTTCTTACCCTTCTTGATTGAACCAAGATTGATAGCCATTGTGAAAATTCCTTTTACGTTGATAACCGATTTCGGCCTATTCCGGCTTCGGTGTATTGATAGTGTAGCGCAATAATTTGATGTTTTTAAATTATTTTGCCCTTTCTTTGTATTTTGTGTATCGCCAAGCAGTACGCTCGGCCTCGATGCGCTTCCACACGGTTTCGCGCTGGTCGTCTGTCATTTCAAGCCAAAGACACACTTCTGGGAATGTGCGGCCGCAGCCTTTGCATGTGTCGTCGCCTTGGCTTGTGGAGCAGATGGCGATGCAGGGGCTACTTGGGCGCATGGATGCCAATCACTGCAAGGGCTACGGCTTTGGCTACGGTGTCGGCTTCGTATCGAACCCATCCTCTCGCCTTTCCCTTGATTGTTTCGTAGTGCCAGCGCAAGCATTCCCAGCTTCTGTAAATCCCGTGGCCTTTTTTTTCTGCGGCTAGATAGTCACCTGTTGATATGCCTGACGGGAAGAATCCATATCGCTCTGCAATCGGCCATATGACGGTGGGGTTTCGATAGTCAAAAATGCGCCATGTCGCGGGCCGTGTAAGTGTGGCGACTTCAAAGCACACGTAAACTGCGCTGCCTGATACATCAATATCAGCCTCTTTCCATCCAATCGCCAGCGCAAGGGCTTTGCTGATTTCTAGGTCGGTCATGCTGCGTCCTTTTCAAACATTTCTTTGATCTGCTGCGCGTCATTCAGGTGCATGGTTGCGCCGGGTTCGTACTTGCTCAGCTTTTCGGTCGCCTCAAGATATGCGCTCCAAATTTCTCGGCACTTTTGGTGTGTACAGTGGCCGTGTGGCTTGCTTCGTTGCTGCGCGTCAGCTTCCAGCATGTCGGCGGTGGACTTCGCAAGCGCACGCATTGCCGGGTTTGCTCCGTGCTCCTGCACCCAACGCTGCCGATCAATCAACTCCGCCCGCTCACCTGCCACATCAAGGGTGTCCACTTGGCGGACATTTTTTGGCTCAGTCGCCAGATACTCGCGGGCTGCTTCGATTGATAACTCTGTATTGTGAATTGGGCGGGTCTGGGACTGGTGGTATTCCAGTGCATTAAGCAGTTGAGTTACAAGTTCTCTCATGGCATAGCCTTTCCGATTTCAGCGGCGGCTCTGACAATAGCGCGGCGGGTTGCTGCGTAGGGGTCGCCATTGTGTGACTCGAATACCTGAAGTTCGCCCCGACAAATCCATGTCGTTCCGTTGACCGCTTCAGAGCTAATGGGAATGTCTAGCTTCACCGCCAGCCTAAACGCGTCACCGTCATCAGTGAGTGGGTTCCAATGAAAATTCTTCAGCCCGTCTATGGTGCCGTTGATCTTTCCGATCTGAAAAGAATGAATCTTTATCCCCGCGGCTCTCGCAGCCATCTCCAAAAGTTCTCTATCTGTCATGGATTTTCTCCTTGCGCTGCAATGGCAGCATGGGCTTTGTCTCTATCATCTGGCCAATCTGGGTCGCATGAAAACTCAGGGGACCAGTTGTCGATCCAAGACATTACGTTCTTAAATTCCTTTAGCAAATCTGGAACTGGTGGCGCCTGGCGCTGGGGTGGGTGCAGGTAGAGGGGTCGGCTCTTAATGTATTGATTGGGATTCTTTGAGTAAGCAAGAAACCAAGCGTCAAGGTCGGGGTTGTGCTCGTACCAAGCCACAGTCTCCACCGCCTGCTGCAACTCGGCGTCGAGGGCTTTCCTTAACGCAAGGATGTACTCGCCCGTGTGTGGCTGGTCTTTCCAGCTTGGCGAGTCCCAGCGATCTATGACGGCTTGGGCTGCGGTTTGTAGGGGTGTGGTCACCATAAATCCTCCGAGTAAAGTTCATTACCTTGGTAATACTGCTCACCTTTTCTGCGGATGAGCTGCCCTGCATCTTTTGCCAGTTGCATTGCCGCAATCCGGCTATAGAAGCGACCCGTTTCGTCTAAGAAACCTTCTTCGTGCGGGCCGTAGATGCCGCCTATCTCTCGAATAACGTGGTGGTGTCGGTATGGCGCAGGTAGAACGTGCGTATTACCTGCATACTTGATGGCGACGTGAGTGATTTTTGGCAAGCTCATAGCACCGCCTTCAGTGCTGCGATAGCGCGAATCACATTCAAACACTCAACGTTGCTCATCCCTATGCCACGCAAGTCATCCATTACACCCAGCGCCCGCCGTGCGGCATCTTTGAGTGCATCGCGATCTTGCTCAATGATTGTTTTCCGCGCCCTCTCAATTACCAGATCGTGAGCAAGTGCGTCACGCTCTTTTGTCAGCGCCGCAATCATTTCATCCAATCGCTCTTCTTCCTTGTTCGCGTAGTCAATGCCATCGCCTGAATCAAAGCGTGATCCGACCAGTGACAAAGCGCTTGCAAAGACTTTGGCTTGTTCAAATATTTCGTTTGTCGTCATTTCTTTTCTCCTTTAGGCGCAATGCGATAAGCGCATACGCCGTTGATAAATTGTGGTGTGTATATAAACCAGTTCGGAAAATCATAAATAGATTTTTCTGTGTACCTCTGGCAGTCTCGGCAGGGCACGGCTGGGATGCCGTATGGCTTATGAGCGTTACACCGCGCTATGTCAAATGGCAAACTCATAAAACACCCCAGTACAAAAAATATGGGCTAGGGATACCGGTCACGACCTCACGGTAAACCAGTCCGGCTTTGTAGGCGTCTTTCAATAGCCATGCTGATGTTTTTTCTTTTTCATTCCGTTCCTTTGCGATTGTTGATATTGTCATAGCATATTTACCACTCATCCATTTTGCCATGCGTTCGTAAGCCAACTCTTTATAGCGTTCTTGTTTTCTGCGTCCTGACGCTGTTTTCTCAGTCACTTGTGCTTTTTTCTCTTTGAGCAAGCGCCCCCAGAATACGCCCTCACGATAGGTTGGCCAGCCTACACCGGGAACCAAGGTTGTCTTAATAGTAGTCTCACGCACCGGGCATCCGTGGCCCTGAGTGCATTTACCGTAATCGTCGCAGCAGTCCATGTTTTCCTTTTGTTGCCCGCTGTTGAGGCGGGCGGTGGTTTTTGTTAAGCAGCGCGCAAAGCGTCGTAAATTTGTCCGGCAAATTTCATGTAAGCGCCTTCACCAAAAAGCATATCAAATGCCACTTTAATATCAACGCCAGCGTCAGTCAGGCTTTTAATTACAACAGAAAAAACCACGTTTTTGTCCGTTGTTCCGATGATTTCTGCTACTTTGTTGAGTTGAGTTGCTGTAAACATTTCGTATCCTTCGTTGTTGATGCCTCTATTGTGCCACAACAAAACAGGTTTCACAAACTTTTTTAAACTTTTTTTCGCGCTGTTTTCGCGCATAGAATCGGCGTTCGCGCGACTAACTTTCAACACTTTAAAGGATTAGGATGACTACCAAGACAATCGAAGGCACGCCAATGGAGATCGGCCAAGGCATCTTTATTGACATTTGTATACCAATCATTCAGCAAGCCTCACAGCGCATGAATGAGCAGGAACTTGTGATGCTTTATGCCGGTTTCATTGGTGCGCAATTTGGCGCACTGGCGGCTGATCTTGGGCCAGATAAGGCCATTGAAGTGATTGAAACAATCTCAGAAGCGTTTGCCAGCCAAGTGCACCAATTGACAACCAAACACACGATGCAATGAGCAGCTTAAAAAACATATTCCCCACTGGCTTCAGACCACCAGTCGAGCTACCAATCCTACCGCCTGAACATCAACTGCGCGTAGCCATGTCAGACGCTGGAATACAGCCGCCTGATGATCTGGTGCTTGACGGTACGCTTCGACGGTTCTCAACCACGGGGAAGAAAAAGGATTTGTCAGGGTGGTACGTCATTCATGACGGGGACATTCCAGCTGGGGCATTTGGAGACTGGAAAACAGGCCAAGAGTGCCACTTTCGCGCTGACATTGGCCGGGACTTGACTTTTCAAGAGTCAGCTATCCATCACAAGCGTATGGCAGAGCTAAAAGCCAAAAGGGAAAAGGAAGTCACTGAGTCCAGGGAGTACGCGGCTTTTCACGCGGCGAAGTTGTGGGAGTCTGCCCAGATTGCCAGTGATGACCACCCCTACATTAAGCGTAAGGGAATCACTAACCAATGGTGGCGCATTGCACCGGACGGGAGGCTAATCGCGCCAATGATGATTGATGGTGAGATCCGCAGCCTTCAATATATTGACAGTGACGGCAGCAAGATGTTTTTAAAAGGAGGTCAGGCTGGTGGTTCGTGGTGGTCAATCGGGCCAGACTACACCAAGGGCGATGGGCGCATTTACTTTGCAGAGGGGATAGCCACTGCCGCATCCATTTTTGAGGCCACTGGTAAGCCCGTGGTGGTGACGTATTCAGCGGGCAATATGTCGGCAGTGATTCAGTCTGTTAGGGCTACTGTCGGGCCTTTGCGTGATCTGGTGATTGTTGCTGACCATGATGAGTCGGGAGTGGGCAAGCGCGAAGCGGATAAGGCTGCATTGCTTGCAGGTGCTACCGTCATCATGACTGATAGCCAAGGCGACGCTAATGATTTTGCGCAGTCTGGTGGGGATTTAGCGGGGTTGTTGGAGCCGATCACTAAAGACATGCGATACACGCTAACGCTTGCGTCAGAGATGACTGATATGGCACCGATTAAGTGGCATATCAAAAAGATTTTGCCAGCTAAAGAGGTTGCAGCTATTTATGGGCCTCCTGGCGCTGGTAAGTCATTTATGGCATTGGATATGGCGTGCCACATTTCCGAAGGTCGTGACTGGATGGGATTCAGGACAAAGCGGGCGAATGTAGTTTATTTAGTATTGGAAGCGGCCAACGGTTTTTCAGGCCGTTTAAAGGCATGGCAAATACATAGCCAAAGATCATTGCCAGATAACTTATTTGTTATTAAACATTCACCATTTGCATTTAGCTCACCGTTAGATATTAAACAGTTAGTTGAATCTATTGAATATGTAATTGGAGATTCAAACCAAGGGTTAATTATATTCATAGATACTTTGGCACGTGCAATGGGTTCATTTGATGAAAATGATAATAATGATATGGGTAAAGTAGTTGCAGCAGCAGAAACTATTTCTAAATCATTAGATTGTGCAGTTTCATTAATTGCTCACCCTGGAAAAGATACAACCAAGGGTTTGCGCGGTGGTAGTTCTTTGCTTGGTGGTCTTGAAACAACCATTGAATTAAATAAAGACCCAGCAACAAAGTTGCGCACTTGGAAGCTAGTTAAACAAAAAGAAGGTGACGATGGTATTGAAGGTTCGTTTAACTTGCAAGTTGTAAAGATGGGTGAGGATGAGGACGGTGACGATATAACATCAGCCGTAGTCGTTCATGATGCTAATGAAGTTGGATTTGTAGGCGTCAAGCCAGAGCCAAAATCAGCAGCTAATGCACGTAAGAGCTTTGAGGGTGCTTTGCTGAAGTATGGGTACATAGATCACCAAGGAGCCATGTACATCACTACAGACAATTGGGCACAGTACGAGGCGGAGTCAAACAGGCATATAAAAGAGACTACAGCAAAGCAAAACGTTACAAAGACTACGCGTTACCCTGAATACTTGGAAGGCTATATCAAGCCATACAGCGGTGGCTACATCGTAGATGATGAGAGTAAGTTTCACGGAATCAGGGTTCTAATGAGAAAAAAAGACAGAAACTAAACCAAAGGCCTACGGGCCTTTTTTCATGCCTTTATTTATAGTTATACACAAGTTATCCACAGGCAAAATGGCTAGTTATCCACAGGGTCATCGGGGCAGTTCATTTTTGTAAGATTTTAGTAAGAAAAAGCCACTTGAGGCAGTCGGGGCAGTTGCTTAAAAAATAAGCAACTCATGTAAGTTGTTGATTTTATTATGATTTATTGCCTATCGGGGCAGTCGGGGCAGTAGGGGCAATTTGAGTATTTTTTAAAATTGCCCTTATCGGGGCAGTCGGGGCACCCCCTCTAAGGAGGGTGCCACGATTGCCACGAGGGCCGAGTTTTCCACAGATAGGATATGGGGGTGGAATACGGGGTGATTTATATGGTTCTATGGTGAATTTTTGAGCTACAATGAGACTCCAACTTTTTAAAGGAATTGAAATGAAACTTGAAAACACAATGCTGCTGATGTCGGCAAAGCATGGCGCTATGGTGGTAGAACATCCGCCTAAAAACATGACGGATAGAAAGTACGGTGCCAGCGTTGGTGCTTGCTTTACGCATTACAAGACGCTGACAAAAGAACAGCAAGCAATCCACTTGCTTACCTATGCACTTATCACAATGGAGCGTTTTCCAGAGCTTAAAGCTAAAGACGTACTGGATGCGCTTGAATCAGTCGATGAATTCAAGGACATTATTTTCAAGTGCTTGCCATAGTCTTATTTAGTGTAAAATCAACATAACCAGTCAATCGGTCACGGGTTTATCACTTTTTCCCTTCCTACCGAGTTGAGCGCTATGCCGGGCTAGCGTCTATGACTGGAGCCCGGCACCATTTATCAACAAATGAAAGTCAACAAATGAAAACCACAGCTAACCAATTACTTAATAAAGCTGCAAGCCATATGCAGGCACGTGCAGCCACTTATGACAAGCCAGAAGGTGAGCGTAGTATGGCAGCTACTGTTACGGCTTATAACGCCGTGACTGGGCAGAATATTACTGAATCACATGGTTGGTTGTTAATGTCTCTATTAAAGATGGTGCGAGATAATCAACGCACTGAGCCTCATACTGATTCTGTCGAGGATTTAATTGCTTACTCTGCTTTGTATGGTGAAGCTCGTTTGAATAGTATTAATTCTGGTGAGAATATTAACTCAGCTGTTAATAATGATTGGATTATTTGGTGTGGTGGTAATTGTCCAGTTGATTATGATTGTGTAATATCTGTTAAATATAGAGATTTAAAAATTAATACAAATGTTGCAGGTATTTATTTATGGCATCATTTAAATAATGATAATGACATCATCGCTTACAGAGTGGTAAAATAACATCATGGCAACATCAAAAGAAAAACAATCAGTCGGTAGACCAACTCTGTATAAACAAGAATATGTTGAGCTTGGTTACAAGTTCTGCCTTCTTGGTGCGGATGACAATCGACTGGCTGAATTGTTTGATGTTGATGTTGCAACTATCAACCGATGGAAAATTTCACATCCTGAATTTTGCGAGTCCCTAAAGGCTGGCAAGGATAAAGCTGATGCACGCGTGGCAGAAGCCCTATACAGCCGCGCATTAGGCTACAGTCATCCAGAGGTTGACATCAAGGTTATTGACGGACAAATTGTTCAGACGCCGCTTATCAAGCATTACCCTCCTGATACTGGTGCAGCAATGGCATGGCTGAAGAACCGTCAGCCTAAGACGTGGCGCGATAAGCAAGAGATCGACAACACGTCAAGCGACGGTTCAATGACGCCACAAGCTGCGATTAAGATCGACGCTAACATGGTTAAGTCTGTGCTATCAAAACTAAATGCGGACATCTGAAGAGACTCAGATTATTCGTGAGGCGTTAAAAGAAGATCATTTATTCTTTGCGCGTTACTTTTTCCGCGTTCGTGAGGGTGTTAAGTTTCGCATTAACTGGCATCACAAGGCCATTGCTGATGCGCTTGAAAAAGTCATCAAAGGCGAAACCAAGCGGCTGATTATCAATGTGCCTCCAGGTAGTTCAAAGACTGAGCTAGCGGTGATTAACTTCATTGCGCGTGGCTTGGCTTTGAACAACAGGGCGAGGTTCCTGCACCTATCCTACTCATCAGACTTAGCAGAGTTGAATTCAGCGAAGGCGAAGGAGCTTATCTGCTCGGCTGAATATCAAGAACTATTCCCGCTTCCTATAAAGTCAGACTCCAATGCACGTGGCCGGTGGAATGTCGTCGGGAATGACGGGATATCCATTGGTGGATGCTATGCCACTTCAACGCTAGGTCAGGTGACTGGTTTTCGTGCTGGTCACTTATCATCAGGGTTTCAAGGCGCTATCATCATTGATGACCCTTTAAAGCCTGCTGACAGCCTTTCAAAGACTAAGCGGGATTCTGTCAACAATGCGTTTATAAACACGGTGCAAAGCCGTAAGGCTTCGCCTGATACGCCTATCATTGTCATCATGCAGCGCCTGGCTGACGAGGATTTAACCGGGTTCCTGCTTGGTGGTGGGGATGGGCATGAGTGGACTCACGTTAAGATACCGGCAATCAATGGAGATGGTGAGAGCTATTGGCCAGAGAAGGAGCCATTAGATAGCCTGTTACAGCTAAAGGAAAAAGGCAATTTCACTTTTGAGGGTCAGTATCAGCAGGAGCCGTATGTGCTTGGTGGTGAGTTGTTGCGCGGTGAATGGTTCGGACGGTATAGCGCACTTCCTGACTGGCGTGAGTTCTCACGGCGTGCAGTGTTTGCTGATACGGCTCAAAAGACTGGTGAGCAAAACGACTACACGGTATTCCTTGACGCTGTTTTGCTCCGCACTGGCAAGATAATGATTCTCAATGTATGGCGCAAGAAAGTTGACGCCGTTGGCCTGTTGGCTATGGCTAAAGACATTTGGGCCAGTGTGTCCGTCAACAATGGCGGCCAGGCTATGCCTCCAGCGTCGGCGCTTTACATTGAGGATAAGGCCAGCGGTACCGGGCTAATCCAGCAGCTACAGCAAAACGAGCATTTTGTGCCAGTGATAGCCGTGCAGCGCACAAAGGACAAACTAACCCGCATGATGGAAGTTCAGCCACGTATTCAAGCCGGTGCCGTGCTATTGCCTGAGTACGCGCCTTGGGTGGTTGACTTTGTTAGCGAGTGCGAGGCGTTTACAGCTAATGACAGCCATAAAAATGATGACCAGATAGACCCATTGATTGACGCTGTAAACACGTTTCTCGCAGGGACTAGCTGGTCAGTCTGGTCGTAAAAAAAGCCCCGAAGGGCTTTGATTATTGGCCTGTGGCTTTGGCTATGGCGGCGCGGGCTTTGTCAGTATTCCAGCCCATTGACTCGGCTCCATCAATAAACCCCTGCAAAGCCTCCAGCAATTCAGGCGCTGCGGAGATTAGGCGGGCGTTGGCATTGCCAGTGTCAATATCTGCCGCCTGCATATGGCAAACCCACGGGGTAAAACCATGCTCATTTTTTGGCGCTATCACGCTTGCTGGCGTGCCACGGTATGTTGTGAGCGTGACGGCCCAAAGCCCCGGCGTATGCCCACTCATTGCACAATCCCCCACTTAGCTGGCATTGTCTCAGTGCTAGTCCATCCATCTTCGATTAGCTGGCGGGCTAGCATCCGATTTGCTGCAAATATAAAGTAAAAGTTAGCCAGTCCGAAGCTAAACAGGCTGACCGCTGCGAGTCCGTATTGCTTGCGGATAAGCAAGGCCAAGACACCGAAGCAGAAGATTGTCCAGCTAAAGCCTACTTTGACTTCTTTAGTCAGGCCGTTTTTGTTGAATTTGATGTGCATGATGTTTTCCTTTAAATGCCCCGTGGGGCGGTTGATTAAATTTAATAAGAAAGTTTGATAGCTTGTGTCAAGTTGTCGCAAAAAACACCTGCGCTGTAATCTTGACGGATGTCATCTATGTCGTATTCTTTGCGAATTTTGATGCAAGTAATGTCACCGGATTGATCTGAAAAACTAATAATTTGCTGATTAAATTTTGCTTGGTAGCGGCTTCCGTTGTTTGTTACTTGAAAACCTGATTTTGTCAGTTTTTTTACGGCGTTGATTGTTTGCATTTTGTTTTCCAGTTTACGTTGTTGATAAATGAATTGTAGCGCAAAGAAACCGGATAAACCGGGTTTCCGCATTTATTTTGCAAATATAGGGAAAACCCTTAAAATTCAGCCATGACTAAACCAACTGGCAACCCCGTAGGACGACCACGCAAAGACGCTACACAGCGTGATGATGGCCCGTGGCTTAACGCAATTTCGGCTCTCGGTTCTAGCCGTGACTCCAGTAGCTATAACAAAGCATCACCAGTGCGCTACTTCTCTGAGTTGGAGTTAACTGACTTATACATCGGCGACGGCTTCGCTAGGCGCATTGTGGATGTGACTGCCACGGATATGACTCGGGCGGGGTTCTGCATCGAGGTAGAAGGCGAGGACGAATCCGAAGAGGAATCAGCCTACGCGTCTGTTATGGTGAGACTGGAAGAACTGCACGCGAATGAGCGACTGACAGACGCATTGAAGCTAGAAGCTATCTTTGGTGGTGCCATGATCGTCATGGGCATCAAAGACGGTGGCGATTTGGCAGAGCCATTGAATGATCGCGCCGTGCAAGATATTGAGTTCCTGCGCGTGTATGACCGATATCACGTCTCACGCATGGAAAAGTACACCGACCCGGCTGACATGCGCTATGGTGAGACTAAGACATATTTAGTGAGCCCGTCCAATGCCACGCCTTACTTGGTGCATGAGTCTCGTTGTTTGATCTTTGCGGGTGAGTTCGTGCCTGAGTCTATGCGTGATCTGCAAGACGGTTGGGGCGTGTCTGCGCTGGCGAAGTGCTGGTATCAGTTGCAACGCCTGGGCGTGAGTCACCAATGGGCCGAAAAACTCTTAGAAAAGTCACAACAGGCGGTTGCTAAGTTTAGCGGGTTGTCTCAGCAGCTTATGGCTCCAGGCGGACAGCAAGCGGTTATTAACCGGCTCAATATGCTTGATATGAGCCGTAACGCCATAAACTCGGTGGCCATTGACGCGCTTGACGAGTACACCATCACGTCAAACAGCTTCACCGGATTGCCTGACCTACTGGACCGCTTTGCACAGGCTTTAAGCGCGGTGACTGGTATGCCAAAGACTCTGCTAATGGGTGAACAGGCTAAGGGCCTGAATAACTCACAGTCGGGTGATTTGCAGAATTGGTATTCGTCAATCGAGCAAAAGCAGCGCACTCAGCTATTGCAGCCTATTGACCGATTGGTTACTTTGCTTTCCATTGCCAAAGGAATTTCAGAGCAAAACTACCTGATAGAGTTCGAAGGATTGGACATCCCTGACGAAAAGACTGAGGCCGAGACTGAGAAGCTAGAAGCCGAAAAGGAAAAGATAAAAGCTGACACTGCCGCCGTGTACGTGACTGCTGGGGCACTTGACCCGTCAGAGCTGCGCCAGACTCTGATTGATGAGGGTAAGTATGTCATGGATGCGTCTATCCAGATCAGGCAGGAAGAGGATGACGGGGAAGTGGTTTGAAAACCGCCACGCTGAAACCGCCCGATCAGGTTGAGAGGGAGTATGTCCGTCTGTTGAATTGGTACGTCCGCCAGATTGTCGCGAGTACGCGGCGTATCGTCATGCCTAAGCTGCCGAGCATCTTAAAACAGGCAAATACAGAGCTTACGCAAGACGGGTATGCCGAGGACTTAATTATTCTTCTTGCTACGTTCTTGGATGAAATGGTGACTAGTGCGAGGGCTGTTGAATGGCGCTTGCCGGGTGTGTTCGCATTATTGGCTAAGACCAATGACAGGTCGTTGATTATGGCGGTTAAGGCATCCACGGGAGTTACGTTGCCTGAGGCTAGTATGCGAGGTAAATCACTTTTAGGCGTAAACGTGTATGGCGAAGAGAAGTGGATTGCTGATATGCAGCGCGCATGGGTTAAGCAAAATGTGGGTTTAGTTACGTCGATTGGCACTCAGTATCACGGACAACTTGAAACCATAATCAGGCAAGGCGTGCTGAATGGTAGTTCTGTTAAGCAAGTTTCAGACAAGATACAAAAACAGTTTGTAGTTACAAAGAATAGGGCTACGCTTATTGCGCAAGATCAGGTGCTTGGGTCTTTTGCACGTTTAACCCAGATCAGGGCTGAGTCTATCGGAGTTAAGCAATACGAATGGGCTACCGTTGGAGATAGCCGGGTTCGCCCTGAGCATGTTGATTTAAATGGCAAGCTATTTAGCTGGGATAAGCCGCCTAGCTTTGGTCATCCTGGTACGCCGATAAGGTGTCGGTGCAGGGCGGCGCTTGTGCTGCCTGAGTTATAACTCCCATCCCTAGCCAACAATAACGACTCAATAGCCACGCCCGATAACTGAATCTCCAACGCCCGCCACAGCACAGCCGTGGTGCTTGCGTGGTAGTCGCAAGGCAATACGCCGTCTGAGTCAGCTATGCACTGGTGAGCACACCCGATAACGGTATGGGCTGCTAGGGTTTCTTGGGCGTTAGTCATAACCAAACTATGCCACAAAGAAAATCAAAGTCTATTAGGGTTTTCACTGATTGACATTGCATTTATTTGCATTAGGTTTTGCGATATGATATAAACTCAATATGACCGTTCAAAGAT